CTTTAAGTTTAGAACCTCTTTCCTCGGCAAGTTCCTGCCATTTATTCTGAGCCGCCATCTGATTCTCTCTCTCAGTTTGCGCCTTCTTTTCAAATTTAGCAAGTTTACTCTCTGCGGTTTGCGCCCGATTCCTATACTTTTTGCTTTCTGCAATCAATTCACCAACCTCGGTGCTGGACTGGTTATTCTCATTCTGGCTATCAGGTGCCACCTCTTGTGCTGGTTCTTGCACTGGGTTCGATAGGGTTTTATCTACCGTTCCCTCTGTTTCTATTTCAGACATTCTGTCCTCCGTTGTTTATTGAAAAACTAAATCGGTTCAAATCTTATCCCCTGGTCGCCCTTGAATGGTTTTCTATGGTCAAAATCCTCAAATGTTATCTCATGGGGTATCTCAGCTGGAAAGGCATTGCATTTATAAGGGAATCCCTTTTTTAAATGTTTACATCTCAAGCAGAGCCAAGTCCGCAAAGGTTCTTCTTCATCCCATTGTCTATCCAATCCTTCAGCCATTAGATTTCTACCATTGTTATTTCCATCTCAATTCCTTTAATAGTTTTAGCGGTACCACCTGCGTCTCGGCTCACTATCTTATCAAAGGGTTCTTTTTTAATCTTTGTTATTTTAAACCTACTCCCGGGGGCAAATAATACCTCTTCCTCTGCTTCATATTTTGACCACTTATGAATTGAACGCCCATCCTTGGATTCGATTTTAAATTTCACTCTATAAGGGTGATTCTTGTAGAATTGATCTGGAGCACTATAGTCCCAGGACGTTGACATGAATCCGTCATTACTATATACATCCCCTTCTTTCAAATCTCCATATGTTTTCAAGAAATCTGCCCTCTTTGTTCTTCTTGTTCCCCGATAAACTGTACCCTTGGCGACTGGGAGCCTGTCCATAATTGTTGTCAGTTTATTAGTATAACTCCTTACAGTTGCAATGTGCTGACCAATTGCAACCGGAGCTCCCGATAGGGCAGTAGAATAAGACCCTTTCCTTAAGCTGTTATTCAATGGTTCATGGAGCGTTCCTGTATATAATTTTATATAGTAGGCGTCCCGCTCATTAAGCTTTATGTCTTGAGATGCTTTATCTGCCTGGGAATAACTATTCACCGAAGGTCCCTTCCCTGTAACTCTTGAAATTTCTATGGGTTTGTCCAGGTTCTCCCCTTTATAATCCTCCGGAACAAGTCTACAGTTGCAATTAGAACCGCAAAGACTGAACCCTGACCCAGGTTCGCCAATAAGAGTAAAATAATCCAGGGTGCCAACCTCTCCATGACGTAAAGCACAATCAGGACACACAGTGTCCCCTCTCGTGGTTGCCCATTTATAATACTCAACCCCGGCACTTTCAAACGCTTTTTTCTCCACACTTCTTGAGGCGTGAGTTATCCCGTTCTTTACAGTGTGTTTGAACTGGTTCTTTAAGCTTCCAAATATCGGACCAGAGGTATTTAAATCATTCAACAGAGATTGTCTTATGGCGTCAGTACTCATCCCATCGGCTCTCATATTATTGACCAATGTTTCCAGGGTAATCGCAAAAGTGCCTGCCGCCCCGTTCAGCTCGTTTCCAATTTTTATTTGTAAAGGATTAGGCATTTCTTAATAGAGTTTCTATTCTTGCCGCCGCCATTTTTTCAATTTTATCTTCGATTTCCTTACTTATTCCAAACCATTCTCTTTGAGGTGGGTTCCCTCCTTTACCCCCTTCGTTATGATATACCCCGATTTCTTCCCTTTTTTTGGCTACATTGATAACAGCGGTTTGCTTTGACTTGGTTGCTTTTGGTTTAATATAAGGACCACGTCCCCCAACTCCTTTGATAGACCCTCGCCCCAGCATGAGTCCCGTATCATGCAAGGGTCTATTGGGATATTTGGCTTTTTTTAATGCTTTTCGTCTTACTGTCATGGGTTTTAATGGGGTTAGGGTTTCACCATTGATATCCAATCCCTGTTCGTTCTTATTCACTATATCGCCGATTACCATTTGAGCGGCAATGTTGAATGTCTTACTTAAATCAAAGTTCATTCGGGCAAAAGACCACTTCTTACGAGGCTGTTCTACACTCCAAGATTGTTTAGCCACTTTTCTTTAATACCTCCTGAGCGAATTGTTCACCCATTGTTATTCCTTGTTCTATCTCGTCCATGTGTTCATTTAAGAATGTTAATCCCAGAGTAAGAGCATAAGCTTTAGGGTCTCTTAATAACTTATCCAAATCTATTGATGGAAGAATGTTATTAGCATTATATATAACTTCCTGCTCAAGCTCTATGAGTGATATAGTGTGATTAAGTACCAACTGCGCCAAGTCTATTCAACCCCTGAAATACTGGTTGTTCTGGTTGTTCTGTTTCCCGTTCGGCTACCTTTTCTTCCTGTACCTCCGCCATTTTCTTCTCCAATTCCTCATCGGTCATGTCGGGATTGAAATATAGGAGGAGGTCACGTTTGGTTATTATCCCTTTAGCCAACTTCCAGTCCAACCAAGCCCTCTCTTCTTGGGGGGACATAGGAAAGGTAACCTCCCCAAAATCCACACTATAATTCTCATTCAATGTAATAACCCCATGAACCTCAAGCAATTTCCTATCTATCTCATATCTATTATGTTCCCATTCCCTAAATAAAGGAATATCGCTTTCCCTGGATTCCATATTCTCAATCTCAAGTATCCTTAATGCTTCACCACTGGGAGAGTTGCCACCACTTTCACCCCACCTGATTCGTAGATGATTATTCTCCGCTGTTTGGTTGGCGAACAGTTTAATAGCCTCAATCATCTCAACCATTCCTGCCCCTGGGGTAACATATTGAAACGTCGCCCCCTCTGGTAATATAATGGCATTATCGATTCCCGATTTAATAGTGCTTTGACCTTCATCTATTCCGGTGAACACTGGTTGTCCAAGTTTAAATCTTACATTCAATGCCAATTCCGTCATGGCTATCCCTATTTGAACCGCTGATACCACCACATCAAAACTGTGACTGGGATAACATACCCGACTGACAGGCACCACATCATAAGGATTAACCATCTCGGGATTGCCATTCACAGTGAACCGCTTACCATCCTGATTGAATTTAAAATGCATCCCCTGTACTCCATCTCGGGTCTCAGACCAGAAAATGAACATTCTTTTACTGCTATCACCCTTATCTATTTCCCAGCTATACCCAAAAGGTTCACTATCTCCATTTATAAAATATTCTTTTACAAAAGGGAGAACCTCATATTCCAGACGAGTTTTCCTTTCGTTATATCTTGTGACCACATGACAGTCCCCCAATAACCAGGATAATTCACTAAATAATCTTGCCATGCTATCCAATTGGTATGCGTATTCCTTGTATTCCGTATCCTCTTCCCCGTTAATATATCTAACAGGCGGGGATTTATACAGCATCATTCTTGCTCGAGCAAAACGGGGAACTACCTTTTGAGGGTAGGTTGGAACCTGACTTAATGAATCACCACTGAACCACTGTTCTAAATGTTTACCTATGTTATCATTATAATAGAAATCAACTGCGGACTTCCTTTCGGCTTCTTTGTTCTTTATAAATTCCTTTTCTGCCTTGGCTACCGCAGTCAATACCAGGCTCTCGGACATCTCTGGGATTACAATCCTGTTAACACTTCTGCCAAAATTCATCATAGTATTACCATCCTACACTTGTTCCAATCCTCTTCAGAATCGGGAACTTATACGAAATCGCATAGCTACAGGCATCTAGAGCATGAGTTAATTCGATGTTATCTTTAGCCAAGCCCCCTTTTTTATCTCGCTGACATTGTTCAAGGTCTTTAATGAGATAGGTACATTTAGGGTCTACTGTCATAGTGATATTCCCCTCGGCATCTCTCAGCTTGCGGTTTAGGGCATTTAAACGGTCTATGTGGGAGGGGTGTGCCTTCTTTGTTCTAATTAAATACCCGTTATCTCTTAATATCTGATGATCACTTCTTCTGCTGGTAGTACTCCGTGCCGAACCCGCTGGGTCTGGATAACATTCAATATCGGGGGCTATCTCCCTCATCTTTAATGCCAGTTCTTCTGTATTACTGTTCTTTAATCTAATCTCATCAAAATAGTGGATAGTGTTATCTGTGAATTGGCAGGCTAATACTGCGGTCATATAATCGACATTAAAATCTACGCCCCACCAAAGGTAACTCGATAACTCCTTTGCTGGTTTACAGTGTTCATCTCGACTGAAGTTATAAGCCGCCCTATTGCCCGTTGTTTCAAATGATGCCTCGAACTCCTGCCTGAATAATACTGCATCCATTGTTCTTTTAGCTCGTTGTATCTCCCCTTTTGGTACAAACCCCCCATCAACTGTTTTGAACTGCCATGATTTCCAACCATCCTCCGTCTGTCCTCTTAAATATAAATCATACATAATATCATAGCCATTAGGTGTTCCGATAAATAATGTTTTCCCCTGGGTAGTAGCTAACATGGGAAAAACAATCTCTTCCCAGACATGAGGTTTAATATAAGCCATCTCATCCATTACGCATTTAGTAAGTTCAACACCCCTGAGATTATGTTCGTTGTCTGCCCCCTTTACTGCTAACTCTGCACCGTTCTCAAATATAACCGATAACTCGGACTCGTTTAATTTTGCTCCCTTGAACGAATGAAAAATTTGTCGGAGTATAGGAAAGACAATCATCTTTCCCTGTCTGTATGTGGGCGTTATGAACCACCTTCGTTCGCCTTCTTGGAATTTGTCTTTCAGTAGATATGTAAGTGATAGTATGGTCTTTCCCCATCGTCTTCCTGCCACGATTACTTTGAACCTTGCTGGATGTTTTAGTATTTCCCTTCTTGTTCTGTTTAATCGCCATTCAATCATCTATTGATAGGACTTGTATCGGGGCAGTTGATATCGTTCTCTCCTGTCTTTCTAATGCCCTTCCTTCTAATCGTTCCACTATGAACTGTATAGCTCTTAAGTCTCCAGCTTCAGCCATTTGAAACAGTTTACCCACAATCTTTTCCCGTCTTTGTGTATCATTCACCTCACTAAAACTGAACTCTTTTATTAGATCAGTGTAGGCATTCCGTCTTCCATTAGGGTTTCCTGATTCACCTTTTTTCCATCTATTTCCTAAAGTGTTACCAGGGGCAAATTGTCCGTTCGCCTGTTTGTTAGCGGTTTGTTTAGCCAAGTTTACTTTTTACGTTTCTTCATTGTCTTGGACTTTTTCTTTTTGGATGGGCGTCCACGTTTTGACCCGTAGGTTCCTTTCCCATAGGGCATAAAGCCTCCTTTTAATGGGGGTTTGATAAGGGGTTTAAATTAAATGGTAAGGTAAATAAAATAAAAATGTTATTTTGAATAAATAAAAAACCCCAGTTTCCCAGGGTTTTCTATGAGGTAGGACGTACTCTTGTATA